CTGCCATAGATTTTGGGAATCCACTTCCATAAACCCATGCCAATTGATCACGAATTTCAAATCCAGCAATTCGAATTGATAAAACACCCATATCATATGTTCTTGTTCCAAAAAAAGAAACCATATACCCACCGGGTTTTAAAACACGTAAACATTCTTTCCATATACTAGGACTAGGAACAAAACTGTCCCAAGTTTTTCCCATGAAACCTTTGGAAGAATGTGTATAATCATCACCAGCAAGCCAATGTGTCAACACTTCTATCATATCGGGTTCTTTACTTAAACCATAAGGTGGGTCAACTACTATGGAATCAATAGAATTGTCTGCTAATTCTTTTAGTTTTTCTTTGCAATCACCATTTAGTAATTTTACAGTAACCATTATTATTTCCCCAGATTTGCTAATTCTATTAATGTTGCACTTAAATTTATTTCTGGGTCAGCAACTTGACCATGCTTAACTAATCCATTGCGAATAATCAATACAGCTTCGTCTTGTTGATCTTCTGTTTTACCAAAGAAATCTAAGTTGCGATACAAAAACTGAAATGTTTCGATATATTCGTCTGATCTAATATTCTTACATATGTGCTTTCGTGCATCACTGATTTTTCCATTGCTAAACAATTCAACCATTTTTAATTTCCATTCGCTAGTATCACTAGATTCAGTTGGAGCGGTCAATGTGTTGTTTATTACGTTTAATTCTAAATTGTTAATTGTCTTACGCATATCTGGATAAGTAGCACGAATGTAGGTATCTAATGTTCCTAAATCAAATTCTACGTTTTCAGTTACTAACATTTCCGCCAGCTTTACAGCAAATTCGGTTTCATCAAGACTTTTCAAATGAATGGTTTGAACGCGACTGTGAATAGCAGGTATAATCATATTTGGATAGTTACAGGTAAGTATAAATCTTACAGTTCCTATATGTTGTTCCATAACACCACGTAATGCAGCTTGTCCTTCAGTGGTAAGGTGATCAGCTTCATCCAAATGAATTATCTTGAAATCTCCCCAAGGCATAGTTTCACTAAATGAAGATATTTTTCTACGTATAGTATCTACACCATTTTCTTTACTAGCGTTTATAGTAAGCAAATCTGCACCCTCAATGCCCAATTCACTAACTAATACCTTTGCTAAACTTGTTTTACCAGTTCCGGCAGGACCAGACAAAAGTATATGTGGTATACTTTTGTCATTGATCCAGCTTTTTACTTGGTTTTTTAAGTTATCGTCTTTGAATACGTATTCAGATAATTTTGTCGGGCGATACTTTTCAAACCATATATTTTTCATTCTATTTCCTATTTTAGTGCGTAGTTGGATTAGTTTCAGTCATAATTAAAATTTCATCTTGGTCTAAGTGAAAATATTTTGTATTCTCACTTTCGTTAATAGTAAACCCTCTGCCCCATCTACCATGTGCTACCAACACATAATCACCAACTTTTACGTCTAGATTCAATGGGCCAACGTGGGTAACTTCAAACCAGCGTGGACGAATTGATTTTTCATTTCCATCTTTTTCATTTATTAAAAGACCCCCAGATGTTTTTCTTAATCCATAATCATCAACGCTTTTTCCAATTACTTTGTTATGTAACGGAGTTAATGTTTTATATGTCATTAAAACGCACCATCTTGTTTAATCTCAATGCTACCATCTTCATATTCAATTTCACTAAAAGTATTGCCAGCTTCATCTGTTTTAGAAACAATATTAACTACTTTGCTTTCTGCTTTTTTTGTCTTTTTTGTTGCAATCTTTTTTTCTTCTTCTGCCATTACCTTTGCAGGCATCGCTGCATTTTCAATAGAAGTTGAAATTATTGGAGACACTTCTGATTTCTGTTTTTTTGCAATCTGTTGAACAGGAACGATTACTTTTCCGTCTGATCCAAGCCTGTCACCACGTGCATTCATTTTTACATTACTAACTGCAAGCACTTCTTCATTTTCTCGCATAAGTGAAGTTATATCCACCACTTTGCCCATTGCTGATTTTATCTTCATTTTAAGAACTCTCCTATATTTAAATCGTATTTAATAGAGTCAATTCTGTGTATACCAATTAGATATAGTATATAACTTGATACTGAACTTCCTCTACCTACACCCCACAGAATATTATGTTTTCGTAAAGTATCTACAAAATAGATCATAAACTTTAACAATATTATCAAATTTCTTTCTTTGTATAGGATCAATTCTTCATGAACTCGATCTTTTTGTGTTGTATTAACACACTTGCTATATAAAAAAGATTCAATATCTATTTCTAGATATTTCTGCGGGATGCCCCATGTATTTACGCATTGTGTAATATACTCATCACTGTCTATAACAGGAAGACTATACTCTATTTTATCACCAAGATCAAACATATTCGAATAGCGATTGAATTTGTCAATCCAATCGCCATTATTAGTTACTATATCATTTAGCTTTGCACCACATAATAATGCATTAACTACATCATTTTCATCCACCACTAATTGATAAGAAACTAATTCACTCATATGATTAAACCTTCATCATTCTCGTTAGGCTTTTTCGCATTTTCTTTTTTAATTTCGTTCATACTATAGATTTCTACATCTAGTTCGTCTAAGATACGACGAAATTGTTCATGAATATGATTTCCAAGCCCCATAGAAAAAGCAAGTAATTGCTTTTTCTTGAGTTCTTCTTTTCGAGAAATTAATTCTTCGAATTTTTTATCACTAAACTCTAAGGTCATAGATCGGTTGGTGCCTTGTTTTCAGAGTTTGCAGCAGAAAATCCAACAGGATACCTTGCACTTAATTTTGTTTGGTTTCCTGCAATAACTTCATCTGGATTAAACCCTAGTGCTTTACATGCAGTTACCCAATAAAATGCAATATCTCCAAGTTCTTTGAACAAATGAATTTTTACATCATCAGTAACTGGTTTTCCTTGAAAGAACAGTTTTTTTGCAATATCACAAAATTCTCCGGTTTCGCCCGCAAGACCAGCTACAGCAGTATTAAGCAAAGGAGCATTAATACCAGAAGCGTGTATTGAACGAAGAACTGCAATAAATTCTTCTAGGTTTTTACTTTTATTACTCATTACTGAGTCAACAAACTCACTATAACGATTTAGATCAATTTCACTCATTTTTTCTCCTATGTGTTTTCTAATATAAATGCAGCAGCGTTGGTATTATCTCTAAAACCAACCATCAATGATGCCCCAAAATTATAAGGACCATTTTGTTTGGCAATCATCCAATCAGTTGTTTCATTTCCATAACTTTCGTTAAGATATTTTACAAACATTTTTTTATACTTTTTAAAATATCTTACGTTATTTCCCTGTGGATTATCCTCTGAACTATATTCAAATTCTATAATGAAACGATGTGGGAAAGCATTTTGTAATCTGGTCCAGCTAGACATTACTTTAAATTGTAGTTGATCCATTATGCTTTCCCTTAGTCGCTAATATACCACATTATAATGGTAGTGTCAATATAAAATATTTTATATTTCTTTTAAATCTAACAAAAACTGATCTTTAGAAGTAGTAGAACTCCAATAAATCGTTTTTTTAACACATTCTTCTATTTGGTTTTTAAGATCATCTACTTGCTCAAGTGTCAAGGATAGCATATTAATACGTAACAATCGGTCATAGTCAGTTTCGATTGCTGTTGTATTTTTTGCAATTTGGGAAACGACTACATCTTTTTTGTTATTTTTAAAAATAATCTTACCATTTAGTATTCCTAAAATGAATTCCATCTTCACTTTTAGCCAACGTGCTTCTTCTTTGACTAATTTCAAATTTAATTCAATTCGTTTTTGTAAAATGCCAATACGAAACTCACAAAAATCTTTAATTAGATCACGTTCATCAGAATATTCCCGTAACTTTCCATTTTGATCAATTACTGTTAAGTTTTCAGTATGAGGTTTGGATAATTTAAATTCTTTAATGATTTTATCATTGTCCCAATCACCTGCATGATTTTTTAACTTTACTTCAAACTCGAATCCATTGGAATTACACCGATCTTCATACGACACTATGTCGCCAGCATCTTCAATACTATCTAGTATCTTGATGTATGATTCGCGATCATGTCCATAAGGAACATCAGTAATTATTAGTTTTGTTTTGCCTTGTCGAGTGAATACTCCAACACAACTATACTTATTTGTTAATGCATCGTATTCGGTAGTTCCAGTAAATTGTGGGAATTTAACTGCCAATCTATTTTTTATTTTTCCAGTTTTTAGATATTCATTACATGCTTTTTTTACATCATCAACTGATCTTGGGAGAATATTAGTAGCAAATGCAACTGCAACCCCTTTAACCCCATTAATTAATACTAATGGAATTACAGGAAGATAATATTGTGGTGGAATATGTTCTGGATCAGAATGAACTGGACACAAATCAATGTCTTGGATATATTTACTAAAGTTTTTATGAACTCGCGTATATACATAACGTGGTGCACCTGCTTCTTGGATTAACCTAGAACCAAAACTTCCTCGCCCTTCAACCAGACATAGATTATTATACCATTCTGCCGCCATAAGTTGCCCAGTAGATGCAACGGCGGTTTCTGCGTGAGTATATCCATAATCACTTACAATACCTGCAATTGCACTTACTTTTTTAAATTCCTTTGCAGAATTCACCAATGATGAATACAGATAAAACCTTTGCGATGGTTTAAGTCCATCTATCATGCTAGGAATAGCACGGCCTTCGATTGTATACATTGCAAATTCACGCCATTCATTATTTGCAATATCGCTTAATGTGTAATCTTGTGTTTTCATTGTATTACCTTATTTCAAAAATTCTTTACGAAGATCAGCTTCTTTACCAAACATAATTTCAAAGCAATTAGGATCATCCGTTACTACAGTATCAAAGACTGGTTTGTTGATGATAATATCATACTCTTCTGTTGTCAATGATGCAAGTCCTTTGATATAACGATGAGTATACCCGTTATTTTTATCTTTAAATTCAGATGATTCTACATAAGAATAAAACCATTTTACATCTTTTGCTTTAGTGCTAATCATAATCGGCGTTCTAGTTATACATATTCTTTTCTCTAAAAATAGCTTAGGCCAATACTTATAGAAAAATGCAACTAATAAGGGAGCAATATGACCAATACCATCATGATCTGCATCAGTAAGTGTTGCAATAGTTTTGTAATTCATATCCTTTACACTATTTGGATTATTAATATCTAATCCTAACACAGAAATTAATTCACTTAGTTCTTTATTTTTTAATACTTCATGTGGTTTCATATCCCATGTATTTAAAATAACGCCACGCAACGGAAAACCACCCGATGTAGCAGGATTACGAACTTTCAAGAATGATCCCAATGCAGAATCACCTTCGCACAAGAATAGTGTAGCATCATCTTTTGTTGCAGAAATATGTTTTGCAACCTTTACCTTTTTTAACTTTTTCTGTGCAGCATTCGCTTCTCGTTGCTCGGCTGCTAGTCGTTTTGCAAGTTGTGCTTCGATAATAGGATCAATAATTTCTGCACTCGCCAATACTTTCTTTGCGATTGCTACTAAATCAGGTCCACTACTTGCAGTATAATGTTCTTTTACTGATGAAATAGAACTAGTCAATCGTTCCTTAGTTTGTGAATCAAATTTTGGATCGGTAAAATTACGAGCAAACATTAAGAAGCTTAATCCATTTTTGATTACGCTTTTTGCAACTTCGATCTTATGCTTTTTCTTAATTTGTGTTACCAATTCATCAATAACACCATTGACTACATAATCTACATAAACCCCACCAAGTCTAGTATTAACTCCATTTATATATGAATTGCTTCTGAAACCGTCTTCACTACCAATAAAGAACATTCCAATATTATCTGTTTGATAAATTACTGGATTTTCACTACCAAATAATGCTGCATATTTTTTCAGACTATTTTCACTTACTTTTTTTCCATTTAGAGAAAACTGAATTTCAGGAAAAGCAAGCTGCAAACTTGTAATACGATCTTCGACAAGATCAATAGTATTGGCTTCTACCAAGCTATTAACACCAAACAGAGAAAAGTCTGGAACAAATGAAACCCTAGTTCCATTTCCTACTTTTTTCTTGAGTTGGGTCATGATTATATCTGCCCCATCTTTGCAGTCAACAATTACTAACTGCCCATCACGCCATGTTTCACCAAGGAAAGATACGCTTAGAAAGTTGGTAACAGCACTACCAACGCCGTTAGCCCCAATTGTAGTACGATCATCAGTGAAACTAGTTCCTGCATTGGTTCGCGTCCATGCGGCTACTGGGCGTAATAGTGTTTCATTTGTAACCGTATCACGAATAGTATCTTGTGGAATACCACGACCATTATCAGATACAATTACTTTATTTTTATCTATAGTAACATCAATCTTATTTGCATACTCAAACTTTGTTCTAATTGATTCATCTATTGCATTGTCGATAATTTCATCAATCATTTTGTTAAGAGCAGGAACGTAAGAAACAGATTTCCAAACTCCCAAAACAAACCGTTCTGTATTCTCTAATGATGCTGACCCCATATACATACCAATTCTAGCACGAGCATGTTTTCTTGGTGATAAAATCTCAAACTTTTCTGTCATAATGTATCTTTCATTTAATTCGCAAATCTTCGATATTTACTGGTGTATAATTAGTTTTTTCAACACAAACATTTATATGGTATTCTTCATATGCGTCATTTTGATGTATATGTCCATGGACATTCGTTAAATATGATTGCGTATGATAATGGTATAATGTTTCTTTATGCTGTGGAACATGAGATAACAACAATCCAAATTCTGGAAGTTTTCTCCAAAACTGTACTTTATTAAATGCCTTACTATTTACCATAAAATCTAAATCATCGTGATTTCCAATAATAAGATTTATTTTTCCGTGTAATCTTTTTCTAAGTTCTGGAAACTTATTTATATCTCCAACAAAAAAATCTCCCAGATGATAAACCTTGTCATATGGTTTTACAACACTGTTCCATCGTTCTATCATAAATTCATCCATTTCTGTAACAGATGAAAATTGTGGACGAACAAGATTTCCACTATTATCTTTGAATTCTAAAATGCTTTCTTGAAACCAATGATGGTCGCTGGTAATCCATATTTCTTTCATGTTGAACCTTATTTAACTAATATAGGGCGAGTATAATGTGCTTTTCTCCACATGTCAAGTGCTTATTTACTACTTGGTATTACTAAATAGTAACATATTCAACAGGAGATACTAAAATGAACCCCACTGACATTATTAAAGTTGATGTTCCTACATTTATTAGGTTTTTAGAACTAGCAAGAGAAGAAGTAAAAGATGATGCAGCATTGCATATAATTGCAGAAAAAATTGTTGAAATCAGTAAAGAAAAAGTTGTAACAATGAAAGATTATGAAGAAATCATATCTGATATAGACTATAAAAATAAAGAGAATCAACTAAGTGAAATTCGCAGATTAAGTGGAATATAATATGGCATTAAATGGCATTTCAACACTATCTACCAAACAAGCCCGCCAAGTTGCTAAACTTGATTTAGCTGCTATAAATAGGACTGCTGTTGGAAACTCAAGAGCCTCTTATATTATTACACAGTTGCCCACGCAGTATGATGGCAATGTAGTAGTTGACAATCCAAATATTGGCGGATTAGTATTAGGTCGTCCTTGGATTGCTATATTTATTGGTATGGATAATCCTGCCAATGCTGCAGAACCTGATGCCACAGCATGGGTATTGATGGATGGCCCTCTTTATAATACTGAAGGTGTCGCAGGTTCTGGCTTTGTTGGCGGACAGAGTTGGCGTAAGATGACTCCAATTGGATACTATCCATATGGAAAAGAAACATATATTTACGGAGACGAACAAGTAAGATGGAATGGTGTTTACTGGGCGTATGTTAATGATACGGCTCAAAGAACTTTTGCTATTTCATACGATAATGTCCAGTGGCCGTGGTTAGCAACATGGACTAATAATTTTACTGGAGCCAAGATTACAGCTACATATGTAAAGACAACCAACTATCCTGCGGTGCCTTAAAAATGGATTAAATCTCGGTAGCTTAATTGTTAGACGACATTTAATTTAATCTTTTTTAGACTTTCTAAATGACGTTTTAAGATCAAATCCAGCTTTTACAATTTTGCTTTTATCTGACAAAATAACGGTTTCTTTATTTTGTGGCAAAACTCCACTAACCCACTGATCTACTTCCATAAACATGGTAAAGCTATCTTTAATTTTAAAGAAATCCCAAGCTTTTAAATTAGATGGATTAATCCATACATTACTTTTCTTATGGATTGGCTCATTAGTTTGACGCCAATTCCATCCACCATGACTATATTCTTCTGGCATAATAAGAGCAAATGCAGCATTATGCTTGCACAAAAAATCTATTACTGCTTTTTCTTGGAATGCAGGTTGGTTACAAAACCAAAGATAATCTTCTTTATGTGATCCCCACCATACGCTATGATTATCCATATCTGGATATTTTTCAATAATGTCAGAAACGTCATACATTATTACATTTTGCCAATGCGTTCCATTCCAAATTTCTTCATAAACAAACGGAAATACTGCACCAACGCACATAATTGCACCAATGTTCAAACGCTTGTCTCTTTTTTCTGTAGTAGCAACACGAATTTTAGGAAAAAAGAATTCGTTGGTGGAAAAATCTGATTTCTCAAAATTAGAATTACGGACCAATGTTACTGACTTATCAACTCCATAAGCCGCAGCAGAATCCCAATAGTCATGACCACCAACGATTTTCATTTCAGTTATCCAATATAAAGTCAAACAATGTTTTTACGTTTCTCAACAACGAATCATAGTCTTCGTTGTTGTCTATAACGTAATCTGACATATCTTTGGTCACAGTGCAAGAACTTTCGTCTTCTGGTGGAAGTCTTTTACTGGCATCGACCCAGATGATATAATCACACACGTCTTGTTCAGTTAGTGCTTCTAATTCTTCTTTTCTACGCAATCCGCAATATATATCAAATTGCGAAAATAATTCTTTTCCAAGTCTTGCAGGATCATCTGAATTATGTTCAGCTATTAAATCATACCATTCTTTTCTGTGATTATGTCTATCATTATAGCATTCTTCTAATGTAGTATACCCATATATTGGAGAAAGCACAGGAAATAACACTTTTTCATTGCAAAATTGACTACTACTCATAAACTTAAAATTGTAGTCTCTTTGTAAAATATCACAAACAGTATCTTTTCCATGTCTGCCATGACCTATTATTATTAATTTTGGTAATTGTTTATTCATTATAACCTTTATGAAACTTATACATTTTAACATAAAATTCAAATGCAGCAGGATAATTCTCAGGATTTGGAACTTTATTTTCAAAATACTCAAGAAATTCAATTACTTCTTGATTTGCAGAATTATCTACTAAATTAGAACTATTTTCTTTTTCATCATTATTTATAGTCATGATTTAGTTCCCATATTATTTTATTAATACCTTATATGCGACTACATTTTTATCAAGTTTTATAGTATTGTGTGGAACGCGATATACTGTATTTGTCATTTTAAACGGTCCATCGGTTTCTATCCCAACAGAACTGGCACCTGATTTAGTTGTAGATATTTTTATTATCTTTCCATATACTAGATTAGTTTGATCTTTTCTAGATATAGCAACATAGTCACCTATTGCTAAACTGTTTCCTACAAAATCTTCAATTGTCATATATTCTCCAATTGTATTATAATATCATAGTGAATCACTATGATATTATAAACTTTTATTTTTTTGTTACAATACTATCAGCAAGCCCATAATTGATTGCTTCTGTGGCAGTCATATAATAATCTCGTGACATATCTTTTTCAAATTGTTCGTATGTCTTGCCAGCAGTATTATGTTTGACATATACTTCGATCAATTCTTTATTAATACGCAAAGTTTCATCCATTGCAATTTTCATATCCATTGCTGTTCCTCTAGTTCCAGAACTAACTTGATGGATCATATGTCTTGCATGAGTCATGATGTAGCGATGGCCTTGTTCGCCTGCTTGTGCTAGTAGTGATCCCATGCTAGCTGCTTGCCCCATTACTACGG